CAACCCGGCGCTGCAGCGCGCCAACCCCCCCCTCGGCAAAGCCAAAGCGAGTCTGCACGGCCCTCAAAAAGGCGGTGCAAGCAGTGGTGGTGCGCGGCTCTAGGCCAACCTTTGAAAAGGCCCAGTCGAGACATTCTATCGCCCTTTCCTTGGGAAAGGCTTCTAGGCTGGGAGCAGCTTCAGGAAAGTAAGACAGGGGCGATTCACGGTGGCGACCAGCGTCTATCCAAGTCCTCAGCAGGGAGAGGCAGGCTGCTACCTGGCGGACGTTAAAGTCGCGGTCTTCCTTGGATGCCAAGTCGTCCAGGATGCGCCTCCAGGTGATGTGCTGCACGCTGACACGAGGGTGCTCGCTGCAAAGACGGAGAGCCCCCAGTCGTCTCAAGTAGGGGTGTGGGGGGGGGATGGGGAAGGGGGAAGGGAAAAAAGAAGTGGGGGTGAGAGTGAGAGAGGGATAGCCTAATCGTATAGTGAATCAAATTGGGTAATAGCATGCATGTGCACAGACTACTTAACAAGGACGACAACTAACAATACGGCCAACAAATGACCAACAATGGCCAATAAGATTACCACCACAACGCAATACAAAGCCCTACAAGACGATTTACCGCAATACCCTATACATACATAGCCACTACCGTATGATATAGCCCCACAGAGGACCACAGCACCATATGTACATAATCGCCATAACATGGTAAAATCTACCACACACTGGCGATAAGTAACAAATAAGATCGGCAATGATTTATGGTAAAATCACTGTAAGGGTATGATACTATTATCGAAAGATCGGCAATACGATAATAACGTATATAAGTTACTTAAGTACGGGGGGTATAATGGGACCTTCACTACTGAAAAGAGGCACTATAGTACCCATATTGGGTAACTAAGGATCAAATATTGATACTAACTTACTGAAAGGTAACTTATTGTTACCGTAGGTAACTTACCACTATGATTGACCTACATCACAGGGTACTTGACATTTGATTAAAAGTGTGATATAAAATATATATGATATTGAATATATATAATATACTAACAACGACACTAAGCCAGGACTAATCCACAACCAGATGCTTCTGCAGAATAACCACCTACAGTTAATCTAATAACAGTATTAATTATACACTATATATAACTACTAGTATATAAGTAGCATATGCACAAACTACCTAACTCCCCTTAAATGTGTATGTGGTGAATCTTCAATTACCATTGACCTTCCTCCAACACCCTATTTACTATACAGTTGGTAAATATTTAATTAATATATTAAGAAGAACTAATATTTATGATAGACAGTATCAATATTGATGTATTGCCTCCTAAGAAGAAAAAGGCAGGTAGACCAAAAGGTACAGGAAGTTTAACATCTTCTAAAGCTATAGCCCCTCAATTTTTGATTATGTGTAAACAAGGGTTATCTTTAACCCAGATAGCAGATAAACTATCTCTACCAAAAGAACAATTAGAAAGATGGTCAAGAGATAAAGTTAAACATAAGGAATTTGTTAAAGCATTTGAATTAGGAAAAACGGCATGGCAAGCATATCATGAAACTCTTCTACAGAAGATGATATGTGGTGAAGATGGTAAGTATGCCTCAGCTGAGATATCCGCACAACAGTTCGTATTAAAGACTCAGTTTAAATCTGAGTGGACTGAAAAGAATGATCAGAAGTTAGAGATATCCCATGTTGGTAGATTGACTGATGACCAGTTAGAACAGCAGATAATGCAGTTACTCGGTAAGTCACAGATACAGTCTTACATCTTAAATGAACAAGACAATAAACCTAAGTTAGTAGTTAATAATGACATTAAATAATATTACTAAAGGTTTATCTAAAGACCAGAAGATAGACTTACTAAAGTCATTACAAGAACTAGATGTACGCCTTAAATATAATAAAGCTAAAACATACTTCCCAGAGACAGGGCCTTTATCGATAGATAAGTTCCCTAAACAGATAGCATTTATGAATGCAGGTGTAGGGTTCTTAGAAAGATGCTTATTAGGTTCTAATAGATCTGGTAAGTCTGAAACATGTGCATTTGAGATATACCTACACGCTACTGGTGCCTATGCTGACCATCCATGGTTCAAAGGCATGAAGTTTAATCCAGCTGAAGATATCAATATCTGGATTGGTGGTGTAAGCCATGGTGACGTTAGAGATATTCAGCAATACAAGCTCCTAGGACCTGCGCATAGCATAGGTACTGGTCTTATACCTAAAGACTCAATACTCGACGTACGGTCGAAACCAGGCGTTCCTAATGCCTATTCCGAAGTAGTCATTAAAAGAGCAGGTGGTGGACTAGCTACCTTAAGCTTTAAATCATATGAACAAGGCCGGGAATCATTCCAAGGTACCTCAGTTCATTTCGTAGGTTTAGATGAAGAATGCCCTCAAGATGTATATGAGGAGTGTGTAACTCGTTGTGCTACCGTTAATGGTCGTATAGCCTTATACTTTACTCCTCTGTCGGGCCTATCAGATACAGTATTACATTTCTTACCACAAGGTAGGATGCCATTAGACCATATAGTACCGGGACGTTCTGCCTATGTAGAACAGGTAACATGGAATGATGTACCAGAGGCAATGCTGCCAGCTGAAATGAAAGTACAGCTAGAAGCCACCTATTTGCCTCACCAGCGTGAAGCTCGTATGAAGGGTATACCAGTAGTGGGTAGTGGTAAAGTATTCACTACACCTGAATCCACATGCGTTGTAGAGCCTTTCAGGATACCACTTCATTTCACTAAGTTCTACTCAGTGGACATAGGCTATAAGTGCACAGCAGCACTCTGGTTTGCTCAAGACCCAGTTACCAATACGTTATATGTTTATGATGAGTACTATAGCGAAGAAGCATTACCTTCAACACATGTAGCTGCAATTAAAAGAAGAGGAGAATGGATGACAGGAGTAATAGATCCTTCAGCCTTGAAGACCTCTTCACACGATGGATTAAAGTCATTCCAAATCTATAAAGATATGGGATTAGACTTAAGATTAGGGGATAATAGAGTACAGGCCGGCATCATGGAATGTAACAATAAGCTAAGTACTGGAGGTGTTAAATTCTTTAGTACCTTGACAAAAACCCTAGAAGAGTATAGACTATATAGATACCACACCAATAAAAAGACGGGTGTAACAGAGATAGCGAAAGGACAAAAGGACCACGCAATGGATGCTTTTAGGTATGGAGTAATGTCCAATCATATAGGTCAAATCTATCGAGATTCCGACGACGAGACAGTATATACTTCCCGACTAAACAATCACTTAGGTAGAAACCCTACAACAGGATATTAACTACGATGTCAGATAACGACGAACTAAAAGAAGTTAAAGCTAGGAATCTAGAAGATTTAGCCGGCATGGATAATGTTGCTGAACTTCTAACAGAAGAAGAACTAGAAGTTATAGGCGCTAAAGTTGTAAAAGAGTGGGACATAGATAAGAAGTCTATGCATAAATGGATGGATACCGCAGCAGAAGCCATGAAGCTTTGCTTATTGGAAAAGGAACAAAAGGATACTCCATGGGTTGGAGCATCTAATATTCATTACCCATTAATAGCTACAGCTGTTATGCAGTTCTCATCTCGTTCAGTTGCTGAGATGTCAAAGTCAGGTAAAGTAGCTAAATACAAAGTATTAGGCAAAGATAGAGATGGATTGAAAGCTAAGAAAGGATGGAGAGTATCTCAACATCTTAACTGGCAAATCCAAGAAAAGATGCCAAACTGGTTCTCAGAAAGAGATAAGTTACACAACCAATTAGCAGTTGTAGGTACTTGCTTTACGAAGACTTACTACGACCCAATAACAGAACAGAATAAATCTGAGCTTGTACCTTATGACCAAATATTCATTAACAATGGAATTAAGAATATTGAGTCAGCAGGTCGTATATCGCAACTGATATATCTAACTGGCAATGACATAGTAGAACATCAAAGATATGGTTTATTCTTAGATGAATATAAACCTGAAGATATGGTAATGGATGAGAATGACCCAGAACCAATTTATCATGAACTGCTAGAACAACATACATATTTAGACTTAGATAAAGACGGCTTAAAAGAACCCTATATTGTTGTGTATCACATTGCACATAAATGTGTTCTACGTATAGCCCCAAGATTCGAATTTCTAGAAGATCGAACAGTATTCCTAAATGATAAAGGACAAGTAAAGAGAATAGTAGCTGAAGAATACTTCACTGACTATCACTTCATTCCATCTCCTGATGGTAGCTTCTTTAGTTTAGGTTTTGGTACATTGTTATTAGATACTAACCATACCATCAATACTTTATTAAATCAGTTAATTAATGCTGGTACATTAGCCACAGTTCAAGGTGGTTTCATCGGCAAAGATTTAAGAATAAAGAAAGATGATATGTTACTTGGGCCTGGGGATTGGGTAACTGTAGATTCATCTTCAGGTGCTTCGATAAAAGATAACATAGTCCCAATGTCATATAAAGAACCTTCAATGGTTCTATTACAGTTATTAGGCCAGTTGGTCGAAGGTGCTAATAATTTAACGTCTACTAGTGAAGTATTAACCGGCACCACAGACGTAACTAACGCATCACCTAACTCAGTTGCAATGTTAATGCAACAAGGTTTAAAAGTATACAGTTCTATTCAACGACGTATATTTAGAGGGTTTAGAAAAGAGCTACAAAAGCTTGTAAGATTAAATTCAAGACATTTAAACGAACAAGAATACTTAACTCTAATTGACCCAGAACAAAAAGACCTTCAAGAGTTGTACGATGAATTTGGTCGCATTAAAGATTACGTATTAGAAAGCTTAGACATAGTTCCAATTGTAGATATTGAAGATTCTACAGAATTAGAGGCTATGAATAAAGCTCAATCAATAATGCAAGCAGGGTTACAGTTCGCTCAAATGGGCGCCACAGACCCTACCATGTTAGCAGTTACATATTATAAAGCGATGGATGTTGAGAACATAGAAGCATTAGTTCCTCCTCCTCCGCAACAGGAACAACCAAATCCTGATATGATAAAAATGCAACAAGACATTCAAATCAAGATGAAGGAACTTGAGTTAAAAGAACAAGGAATGCACATATCTGCAGCAGAGACTGAAGCTAGAATAAAAGAAATAGAAGCTAACACTGCGAAGATAATGGCAGAAACTCAAGCAACTCCAGCTAGATTACAGTTAGAAGCTTCAAGACAAAAACAAGTAGACCAAGATAGTAGAGTAAGACATATACTAGATGCTGCTAAATTAAAGTCTGGAGACGATAATGAACGAGAATATCAAAACATTGAGCGTGACAAGGTTGCGGCAATGGCTAGAAGATCCGGTAACACTGGCCCTAATAAAGGCCCTACAGGTTAGAACTGATGGGTTATATCAAAGCCTTGTTAAGATACAACTACAAGACAATTACGACTTAAAAATAGCAGAAAATAGAGGTAGGATTTTAGAACTACAAACTATTTCAGACATGTCAAAACTAAAAGATTTATTAAATGAACATGTTAATTGGGAGGAGTAATTTATGCCAGTACCTTTAGGTTACCGAGTTAGTATTCTGATGGATAAAACAGAAGAGAAAATTGGTAGTATCTTTATACCAGAAAAAACTCGTATGTTATCTGATGAATGCTCAGAAACTGGAACAATATTAGAATTAGGTCCTTTAGCGTATAGAGGATTAGCAAATGGTGAATCCAAAGAACCATGGGTAAAACCTGGTGATAGGGTTTACTTTAAAGCTTACGGTGGTCAAAAGTTCAGCTTCGAATCCGGTCGTAAGATACGCATAGTAAATGATGAAGACATCATTGCTTTAGTCTCAGAAGAAGATAAAACCGACAAATTACTTTAGGAGTAATATTAAATGACAGATGAAGTAAGTTCAGATGTTCAACAAGCCCCAGTCGAAGCTGTAGTAGGGGTCAATCAGACCAGTACAATAAGCGTAGAAGATCAGGCACGGGGAGATGGATGGGTACCGTTAGACGAATTTAAAGGTAACCCAGATAATTGGGCAGATGCAAAGGAATTTGTACGAGTCGGTAAGATAATAAAAGGAAGAGACGAAAAAGCTAACAAGCTTGAAAAAGAAATTAAAGAGTTGAAAAACATTACCAAAAGTATGTTATCAACAATGCAAAAAGCAGAACAAGTCGCATACGATAAGGCTGCTAGAGATTTAGAAGCTAGATTGGCACGAGCCAAAGATATAGGAGACGTAGAGGAAGCTCTAGACGTAACCCAAAAACAACAACAGTTGATGGAGCAAGTTAAAGTCCAACATGCTCAACAACAACTTTCCATTAAAGACTCTGAAGAGTTTCAAGAGTTTTTCCCACAAAACAAATGGGTATCCGGCACAGATAGAATTTCAAAAGCTATGCAAAAAGTTGCATCTGAAATATCTAACGAATATGCCGCCAAGCACCCCAGAGCTGAGCTTAAAGATGAGCTTCAGTATGTTCATGAAGAGATTCGTAAAGAATTTCCAGAACAATTTAAATCTGAGCTTAGAAACAGCTCACAAGCATCGGTACTCGCAGGTAGTACAAGCAAACCTTCTTCTGATTCCGCAGAAAGTAAACTGACATCAGCAGAAAAGTCTATCGTTGATTTCCTCAAGAAACAAGGATATGACACAAAATCTTATCTTAAAGCACTAGGTAAATAGTAGGAGTACTAAAACATGACTAATGAAAGAAAACCTGAAAGAGGTTCAGAAAGAATCAGTTTATCCCATAGAGGCCCACAGCATTTCCCTGCTGAGTTCAGAGATCCTAATTTCCACTATCGTTGGACTAATTATGATCCAGAATCTCCTTGGAAAGCTATGGAAACTGAACGCTTAGGTTATGACCCTGTGCCAATCGGTGAAACTAATCACCTAAAGTCTAAGATTTTTGCACAATCAACTATCGTCCGTGAAGGATATGTAACTTGTCCCTTAAAAAAAGGGGGCCAAGCAGTTTTAATGAGACTTCCAATGGATGTTTATCTCGAAAGACAAAAACAGAAAGAGGAAGATCGTAAGGCAGAACGTAAGGCCATGCTCGCTGAAGGTATGGAAGTCTCTGACGGAACAACATTGAAACAAACATATAGTTTCACTAATACACCAAATCATTAATCTATTTAGAGGTTATTTAAATGGCTAATCTAAACGCCAAACATGGCGCAATTGCTAAGTGCATGAGGAACGGATCAAGAGACGTCCCTTTACGCGCTTATTATGTAGCAGCTTCCTATGCTACCGCTTTATATATTGGGGACGCAGTTTCCCGTATCGCTGGGGACTCCAATACCGCAGCCATTAAACTAGCAGCAGGGGCCATGCTAGGGGGCGCTGAAGCCTTCGGCCCAGGTGCTTTGCAAAAAGTTGAACGCGCAGCTAATGGTGATACCAATGCCATTACCGGCTTCGTCCAAAAGATCGGTTTCTCTGCTGCAGATGCTTCTTGCTTCCGAGCAGGATATAAACCAGCATCAACTGAAGCCGTAGTTTTTGTTGCTGACCACCCAGATACCATTTTTGAAATGCAAGCCTCAGCTGCTTTTGTTGCAACCGATGTCGGCAAAAACACCAATATAACCGGTTCTGGTGGTTCAACGGTAACCGGCCTTGCCTCAACTGAAGCTGACTCCGCTGCAATGGCAACAGGTAACTCTACCTACCAATTGCGCATAGTTGGAGTTTCTGGTGACCCATTGAACAATGACGTAGCTGCAAATAATGCTAATATATTAGTTCAAATCAACAATCACACTGACGTAGACGTCGCTAAGGCAGGGGTATAACATGAGTGGATCAATTTCAAGAGCAGATTGGGCACGCATGCTCGTACCTGCGGTTAACACAGTTCTAGGTGACAGCTATGCTGATTACCCAGAAGTTTATAAACAAGTCTTCAATGTAAGACAATCAGACCAAGCAGTTGAAGAATTGCTCGTTATGTCTGGCATTGGTTTATTGGAAGCTGTTGCTGAAGGCGGCAGTATCTCTAATGACCGTATGAGACAATTATATTCTATCAATTTTGCCCATGCAAAATATGGTAAAATGTTGTCAATTACCCAAGAAATGTTAGATGATGGCAAAGCTGTTAAAATCTTAGAAAAACAAGCTCGCGCTTTAAAACGTGCTGCAATGGAAACTAAGAATAAAGTAGCTATTGACATCCTCAATAACTCTACCTCTACCTTAGGCGCCGATGGCGTAGCATTATTAAGTATTGCTCACCCATCTTCTGCCGGTAACCAATCCAACAGATTAGCAGTCGATGCTGACTTGTCAGAAGCTTCAATTGAGCAATCATACATTGAAATGGCTGATATTCGCGATGACCGTGGTGTCCGCATTCAAGTAATGCCTAAGAAACTTATCGTTCCTAGAGCATTATGCTTCGAAGCCGCTAGAATCTTAGAATCCGATGGCCGTGCAAGCACTTCAGATAACGACATTAATGCTTTAAAGATGAAAAAAATCATCTCAGAAGTAGTTGTTGTTGATCATCTAACCGATACTGATGCTTACCACTTCATTACCAACGTAGATGATGGTCTTATCATGTTCGAACGTAAAGCCTTAGGTGTTGACAGTGAACCCCACTTCGCACACGATGCTATTCAGTTCCGTGCATTGATGAGATTCTCAGTAGGTTGGGGCGATTGGAGAGGCGTTTTCGGCTCACCAGGTGCTTAATACTCTATAGTTACCTAAAACATACAGTGTTTAAAGGATACTAAATACTTCACAGTAGCTTGCCGCAAATCGACTGGAAAGGAATCCAGACAAGCTACACCAATTCATAAAAGGCATAATATATATGGCTAGAAGTACATTCTCAGGTCCAGTTAATTCAACCGCAGGCTTTCAAATTGCCGGCGTAGCAATAGGCTCTACCGCCGCCGAATTAAATTCACGTACTGATGATTCTGCAATGGAAGAAACCATCGCTGCAGCTGGTGCTTTAAGCACATCTGTCGCAGTTTCACATTTAGCAATAGTAGCAGGGGGTGCCGTTACTTTAGCTGCGCCAACCAAACCAGGCTTCATAAAAATAATTGACGTAACCACTTTTGGTTCCAACGTTACACTAGCATTAACAAACGTTGTTGAAGGTACAGCAGCCACTACTGCTACATTTACCTCTACCGCAGGACGATTAGTCCTAGTATCTAACTCTGTAACCTCTGGAAAATGGATAGTGTTAAAACAGTCCGCTGCAGGATTGACATTAACATAATCTTAGGAGTAATACGCAATGGCTAGACCTAAAATATTCACAATTGTTCCCGTTGCCGCATCAGCTAACGACATTTGCTTATCTCAAACCAGGGCTTCTGCGGGGGCCCTAACCCTTAATGGCGCTAAAGCAGGTACCACTTTTGACTTTGCAAGAAAGTTAGATTTAGTTTCTGCGGGCAACCTTAGTGCTATTACCTTTACTTGTGTAGGAACTGACGCTGACGGAAGAGCTTTGTCTGAAGCTGTTACTGGCCCAAACGCCAATACAGTGCAAAGTACAAAATACTTCCAAACTGTAACATCTATTACAGCATCAGCAAACATGTCAGCAGTAAATATAACTGTCGGTACGTCTGATGACTTAGCAACTAAGAAGTACTTACTTAATTTCTATGATGAAATTGCAGCCGCAATAGCAGTACACTTAACTGCCGGAACTGCTACTTTTTCAGTACAAGAAACCTACTCTACTCCAGACGGAGTAAACGACACAGAGGTATGGATAACTCCAACAGCCCTTAGTGCCAAATCTGCTACACTTGTTGCACCTTTGGACGTACATGCTAAAGCTTGTCGGCTAATAACCACTACCTTTTCCGCTCCAACTTTAAGCTTCAATATAACACAAAGTGCCGGACTATAACTAAATGGCAACATTTACTGGGCTGAAGCCTAAAGATACCTATGACTCAATTTTGCACGTAGAAAATAACGATACAGTAAATGCGTCGTTACAGTATGTGCAAGATGGTTATGGAAATAACACAACGATTAGAGTTTCTACCTTAGGTACCGAGATTAACAATCCCTCCCTTATTGGTACCGTCACTCTAGGGTCCCCCTTGTCTGTGGCAAATGGGGGCTTAGGTGTTTCTTTATCTGATCCAAATGCAGATAGAATCTTATTTTGGGACGATTCAGCTGGAAGCTATACCTATTTAAGTTTAGGTACAAATTTATCCATTACTGGCACTACAATAAATGTATCAGGTGGCTTGACCGATGCCGATTATGGAGACATAATTGTATCTGGCGCCGGCACAGTAATGACCATAGATAACTTAGCTGTTACTTATGGAAAGATACAAAATGTATCGGCTACAGATAAACTATTAGGAAGAAGTACTGCAGGCGCTGGAGTTATTGAAGAAATAACTTGCACTGGCTACGCTAGAAGCTTATTAGATGATGCCACCTCCTCAGATGCCAGAACTACATTAGGATTAGGTACATTAGCTACCCAATCTGGCACGTTCAGTGGTACTTCCTCGGGGACTAATACTGGCGACCAAACAATAACTTTAACTGGTGACGTTACAGGTTCCGGAACAGGTTCTTTTGCTACAACTATAGCTAACGATGTTGTAACATATGCTAAAATGCAAAATGTATCAACTACTGATAGATTATTAGGTCGGGTAAGCGCCGCTGCCGGCGATATTGAAGAAATTCCAATAACCGACTTTGTGCAAACTATATTAGATGATGCCGACGCCTCAGCTGTCAGAACTACCCTAGGATTGGGCACACTGGCCACACAGTCAGGCACTTTTAGTGGAACTTCTTCCGGCACCAATACTGGCGATCAAAATCTATTCAGTACAATAGCAGTTTCTGGACAATCTGACGTAGTAGCAGATGCGGCTTCAGATACCCTAACGTTAGTAGCTGGAGCAAATGTAACCATAACTACTAATGCTGGGACGGATACAATAACTATCGCAGCTTCCGGAGGCGGGGGCGGCGGACTTGGGGACGGAGATTATGGAGACATAACTGTATCCGGCACTAGCACGGTATTGACTATTGATAATGATGTTGTAACATATGCAAAGATGCAAAATGTTTCAGCAACAGATAGATTACTGGGAAGAGTAAGTGCACTGGCGGGGGACGTGGAAGAAATTCCAATAACCGACTTTGTCCAGACTATTTTAGATGATACAGATGCCGCCACAGTACGGGGAACTATTGGAGCTGCTGCGAGTGGAGCCAACACTGACCTAACTTCAGTATATTTAAACAATACTGGGTTAAAAATTAAAGATACTAATGCTTCACATGGACTTACCATTGCTCCAGGTTCTGACATTACAGCAGACAGAACTTTAACAGTGACTACTGGAGACGCGGACAGAACTTTAACCATAAGTGGAAGTACTACGCTATCGGGTGGAACACACTCAGGCACCAATACTGGGGACCAAACAATAACCCTAACGGGAGCTGTAACAGGCTCTGGTACCGGTTCTTTTGCTACATCCTATGGGGATGTTGAGATATCTTCTATTGCAGGATTAACTTCAGCCGCAGATAGCGCACCATATTACACAGGCTCTGGAACTGCAGCATTAATGACTGTTACCTCTGCAGCAAGAACTGTATTAGATGATGCTTCAGTAGGGGCCATGTTAACAACATTAGGCGGGCAACCACTAGATGCTACATTAACATCTTTAGCTGCTTATAATACTAATGGTGTTATCTGTCAAACTTCTGCTGATACTTTTACAGGTAGGACTATCACAGGAACTGCCAATCAAGTAACAGTTACTAATGGTGATGGCGTCTCTGGGGCCCCTACTTTATCAATACCTTATAATGTTAATCTAGGCACTAGTTCTGTAGGACCCTCTTCAATAGCTTTCTTTGAAGATACTGACTTCGGAAGCAATAAAGTTACAGTTACAACACCTACCGCTGGCTTATCTGCAGACTATACATTTACTTTACCCCCAGACGGAGGTACAGTAGATTATGTGCTGCGCACTGACGGAACCGGAGTAACGACTTGGGTAACTGCCGGAGTAAATCTAGGTCTTACAACATTAATGGCTCAAGGTGTATTTTCAAATTAATAAGGGGGCTATATAAATGGCAGCTGGAACAAGTCCAATTTTCACTAACGTACCAAGAAATGGTTTTGCTAAAGTAACTGGCGTCGACGGCTCTATGGACGGTATAGACGCTGACGTTAAAGTAGTATTTACTGCCCATGCTACAAATGGTAGTTTCTTGCAAAGACTTATAATGCAACCCATAAGTACTTCTGGATCTACCACCACCTCAGCAGCGTCATTGCGGGTGTACCTAAACAATGGAAGTACGGTAGGTACCGCAGCAAATAACCAATTAATAAAAGAGTGGTCACTAGCAGCAATTGCCGTAAACGTGGCAGGAACAACAATGTCCACTGGTTATGAACTACCACTTAATATTCAAATTGCCCCAGGATACGCCATATATGTGGGCGTTACTGCAATGGCAGCTAATACGCAATGGAACATCACTTCGGTCCATGGTGACTACTAATGTACCAACAGTTTGACCATCTATATTCAGCAGGTGAAAACCTATGGATATATACTAATGCGGTAGCGGCAACTACCTCCGTTTTAAGTTGGATGGTTTGGGAAAAACCTAAGAATGCTAAAGCAGTATACATTACTGCTATTGGTGGAGGTGGTGGAGGAGGAGGTGGGGGGGCATCCCTCACACTGACAGCAGCAGGAGGAGGAGGCGGTGGAGGAAATGGAGCAACAACCCATGCCCTTTTTCCCGCTGCTTTATTGCCAGACTTACTATATATAAAAGTTGGAGTTGGCGGAACAGGAGGAACTGGACAAGTACAAGGTGGAGCGGCAGCAACTGCCGGGGCTGCTGGTACCTCCACTGTAGTGTGTTCGGCCATGACCGCCACCGCCTTCTTTCAATTTGTAGAAGCCCTTGGCGGCGGAGCTGGAAACTTAGGAAGTGGAGCAAGCGCAGGGGCAGCAGTAACAGCAGCGGCTGCAAGTACAGCATCTGCACTTAGTGCAATTGGAATTACATCCTTTATTGCCGGAGAAACAGGAAAAGCTGGTAGTGCGTCAGCTGCAGGCGGGGCAGCAACTTGGGCCAATGCCACAGCAAGCACATTGTGTACCGGAGGAGCAGGAGGTGGGGCAGTAAACGCCTCCAACACTACATTTGCAGGTGGAGCAATAACCGGCGCAGGGATTGTACCTGGTATTACTGGTGGGGCCACTGCAGGAGGTGCCGGAAGTGGTTCCTATACCAAATTATTAGACCCTTTGTTTCCTTATTTATCGCTTGGCGGTTCTGGGGGAGGAGGTAACACCCTAGTCGGAACGGGAGGAAAAGGCGGGCATGGAGGATTTGGCTCGGGTGGCGGAGGAGGGGGCGCTACAAACGGTACCGCGGCAGTAGCAGGAGCAGGTGGAAACGGGGGAAGTGGAATAGTGTTTATTCAGGTATTAACATAATGCAAAATAGAAACACAACCGCACTAGGACAACCCTATACCTTTTTAGTTGGACCGGCTTCGACAACCTCAGTAACTCCTAGAACGTGCATTCCAAGAGACCCAAGAAAATGTCTATTTGCCGTGCTTAATGGAGGAGGAGGCGGAGGTTCCTCTGGATGGGCAGACGTTGCAGGAGCAACTGATACTGGCGGTGGAGGAGGGGGAGCTGGAGGAGACTGCGCCCGTATTTTTGCTCCCAGTTATTTATTACCAGGAGGAATAGAAGTAAGAATTGGGCAAGGGGGCGCTGGAGGGGCAGGTTCAAGACTAGCAAGTAATGCTGGACTTGGTGGAACTAGCACTGGTTTGTTCCATGGAAACACATACCCATCTACATCTAATGGCTCGTTCATTTATGTAGCAGGTGCTGGCGGCGGGGGGCAGGCATCACTAGACACAAGTGGCGGGCTTGGGGGAAACGCAGGAGGAACAGCAGCTACAGCATATGGAATAACAACGGTATATTCACTTTCCTCTGGAACACAAGGAAACACGAACACAACAGCAAACACTAGTTCTCGAGACATCTCAATTTCAGCTGGCGGATGTGGTGGCGGGGGCATAACTACTACAAATATTGCTGCTGCCGGAGGAGGATATTTCTCAGATGGTTTGCTGCCAGCAATTGCAGGGCCAACAGCAAACGGTGCCCTCCAAATAAACACACTATTCAACCCATTAGTGCATAGTGCTTGTTATGGAGGAACTGGAGGCGGATCTTCTACTGCAACAGGAGGAAACGGCGGACCTGGTGGACTGGGTTGCGGCGGAGGAGGAAGTGGTGCCAGTAATTCCGCAGCTTCAAATAGTGGGGCCGGAGGTGCCGGCGGGCCAGGTTTTGCAATATTAATAGAAATTTAACACAACATAGGAGAACAAAATGGGCGGCATCATTGGCGGATTAATTTCCGCACTAGGATCAATCTTCGGTTCCTTCTTCAACACCAAGGTCAAACAAGGTGAGGTAGTAGGAACCGCAGTTGAAGCAATCAGTACATTAGCTAGCTCTAATGCAGAGAGAGAAAGAGCAGCAGCACTAGTTGTTGCAGCAGAAGCTCAATCTGATAGTTGGTTAGCTAGGAATTGGAGACCTATAACTATGACCATATTTGTAGGTTTAATTGTATCTAGATTTTTCGGCTTAGTTCCAAGTCATATGAGCCCAGCAGAATATGACAGATTATGGGATTTAGTTGAAGTGGGAATGGGCGGATATGTAGTATCTCGTTCAGTAGAGAAGATAGTGGCCGGTTTAAATTTAAGCTCAGTCTTAAAGAAATATTTAGACCAGTTAACTACAAGTAAAAGTAACAATGACTAACTAGTCGTAACACATAAAAGGTAAACATAAATGATTGAATTTGTAATTGGCGCAGCTGTCGGTGCTGCAGTAGTATTTTTTAAAGATGACATTATTAAATTATTCAAAGGTGAAGCAGATATTGTAGAAGCCCCTAAGGTAGAAGTACCAGTAGAAGCCCCCAAACCAGAAGAAATTAAGTAGACAACAAGATAACTAGTATGTTATCTTAAAGATATAGTATTTCCAGTATAACTAATGCGGGCATACACTTGACAAAGGTGTATACCCGTGTTACAATTTCACTAAGGAGTAAATTATGCTACTTACTATGTTGCTTCAAGGATTTATTACTGCTGTAATATTTATCTTTTTAAGCTCCACTATTAGTGCTATAAAAGCTTTTATGTTTGCCCGTAAATGGAATCAATATATGAAAGAAAGGGGGGATAAGCACTATGAAGATGCGAGCGCACCTATCACTATCAAAAAATCCGTGCACTAGATTATTAGTTAAGATAGGCATTTATATACTTGCCGCAGTAATAGGCATAACATTAACAATTTTATATTCAATAGCCTTATTAGGTGCATTCGCTTTATTTTATCATAGAGTCCTTAAATTTGCGCTTCATTGTATTAAACGAGCATACTTTAGAAAATGAGTAGAAGAACTAGAAGATTAGAACAAGCTAAGAACCACTCAAGAAGGTTCGTAGATGATGTAACTGGAGAAGTAGGTTACACAAATAACATGAGAATGGATTCTAAAGGTAGAATGGTTAAGCCTGAAAACTATGACCCAATACCTCCAAATGAAATCATAATTGATATTGAACCTCCCTTACCTCCGCTAAATGCTAGACCTAAACCTGCAGAACGTAATGGTGTATATAAAGATGTATACAACTTCCCAAGTTCATACTTAGATAGATTACAGTTTTACCCAAATGGTGTATTAGTTGGAGAGCTAAATCCAGATTTAGTATCAATACAACTAGAAGATTTACAGTCATGGGAAGAACTTGACGTTATTTGGGATGCTCCTTCAAGTCAATTTACCAATTCATCTTGGAACCAAAACATTAATTTTGTTGATAATATATACTCCCAAGTTTATACATTTGGCGACAGAATTACCAGAGAAGATTACGACCCACTACCAGGGGAAGATTAAACCATGGCAACATCAGGTGATACAACTTTTAACCTAACCACTACTGAAATTATACAAGAAGCCTTAGAGCTTATTGGTGTAGTTGGTATAGGACAATCTGTAAATAGTGAAGACTATACTACATGCTTACGCAGCTTAAATATGATGGTAAAATCTTGGCAACAAGATGGTATATTCATTACACATGAAGCTGAAGCTACTGTATTCTTAGTTCCAGGTACTCAGAAATATGTACTAGGTGGAGCTTCTCCTAGCAGAACCGGTAAAGACCCAGTATTAGAAAATCAAACTACATCAGATATAGCTGCTGCTGCAACTACTGTAAATGTTACTACTACTGTAGGTATGACAGCTTTAGATCCTATTGGTATTGTTATGGATAGTGGCGCAGTACATTGGACTACAATTGCAAGTATAACAGATGCTGATACTTTAGAATTGACTGTAGCCATAACAGGTGCTGCAAATACTGGTAACTATGTATTTAGCTATACCAATGCTATGGGCAGACCTTTAGAAATATCTTATGTATTAATGAGAAATGCTGGTGGTACCGCTGACTCTTTAACTTCTTCGTTAAGTGAAAGAAAGTTACAAGAAATTGGTAAAGGTCAATATAAAGGATTGTATAATAAAGGTACTCAAGGTACCCCAGTAATGTTCTATCAAGAGAAAGGTAATACATCAACTAATTTATATGTATGGCCAACAGCTTCTGTTGCTAGTGAAAGATTAAAAGTAACATATAAAAGAATCATAGAAGATTTTGATAATGCAAATGATGTAGCAGATTTACCTGCCAATGCAGCTTCATGTTTAGCTTATAACTTAGCTTCTTATATTGCACCTAAATATGGTAAAGAACAAAAGGCAGCACAAGCAGTAGCTCCAATAGCTTCAAGCTTATTGAACAGCTTAAGAAGTGATTTACAAGAAAAAACTAAACTTAAAATAGTACCAAGGAATCAATAATGGGAGAACGTAAAGTTGTTCCATTCTTAGTTCCTAACTATCAACAGAAGGGACTAAAGTTAGCCGGGCAACAAAGACTAAAGAATTGTTATTTTCACATGACTCCTGGAATGATAGATGGTAGGGGTCAATACTCTGTCCTATCTGCTCCCGGGTTCTTAGATACTGTTACAATAGCTGGAACTACTGTTAGAGCTTGCATATCTTATAATAATGTAGGTTACGCAGTTGTAGATAATAAACTTAAGAAGATAACCTCAGCATTTGTAGTATCAGATCTAGGCGTTACTCTTGGTGGCTCCACTGGATTAGTTACTATGGCGGCTACTGGTACTGAAGTTGTAGTATGCGCCAATAGTAAAATATATAGAATAAATACAGCTACAGACGTTGTTACTGATATTACAGCTGTATTAACAGCTATTGATGCTTTAAATATACCAATAGCAGTAATGTCTCAGAATAAAAGATTCATCTATATTACTTCTAATGCCTCACAAGTACATATATCTGCAATATATAACTGTAACTCAATTACTTCATTAAATGGTTTCATACCAAATACAATAGCTGGTACCCTGTCTACTGGCGCGGTTACTACTTGGTACCAATACTACTTTAATGAAAATGCAGTAGAAGTATTTAGAGATACTGGTGCTGAAATTGGACCATTTGCTAGAGTTGATGGTGGAGCTATACCTGTTGGTATTGCAGCATCAAGTTCAGCTTTATCTATTATGAATAAAGTATACTACCTAGGGCGTACAACTAATGGACTATTAGGAGTAATAGAATTAGATGGAACTAATTATAAAGTTGTCAGTACTCCAGACTTTGTAGAAACAATTAATAGCTATTATTCATATACAGATGCTTTAGCTTGGACTGATACACACAATGGACATATATTCTATAACATAACATTTCCAACAAAGGAATTAGCTCCAGGATTTTCCACTAACACTGGCATTACTTGGACATATGATATAACTACAAATCTATGGTTTATCAGAACTTCATATAATGATGCAGAAGATAGAGAAACTAGACATAATGCCAATTGCTCTATGTACTTAGGCAATAAACAATTAATTGGCTCATGCACAGATGCAAACTTTAAAGAAATATCCACTAATTATTATGACGAAGATGATGTAGCCATATATAGAGAACTTATAACAGCTACATTAATAGATAGGGATTCTTTCTTCTCGGTATATAATTTAGAGATTGACATAGAAAGAGGCATAGGTTTGACTTCAGGTCAAGGCTCAACTCCTCAAATTATGATTGAAATGTCTAAGGATAGGAATAATACTTGGAGTTCCCCGATTGTAAGAACTGCTGGTGCTTCAGGTCAATATAAGACTATTGTACGAATAGGTTCTTGTGGTGGAGGTAAATCCTTTACTTTAAGATTAACAATGACAGACCCTGTCGCATGGGCTATTGCTGGAATTACAGCTGAAATAGAAGGTTCAGTAGACTAATGGCAATAAATAAAGACTATGAATCTTTACCAAGCTTAGCACTAAAAGATCATGAAGCTATCTGGAAGTCTTGGTTTAGTAATCTATATTACAATCTTTCAATTAAAAATCATCAAACTATAACATCAGCTGCTGCAATAAATCTAGATGCTAGGTTTGTTCGTTTGCAGTCATCAGGTTCTGGATATGCTGTAACATTAGAAGCTCCTACTTTACCAGGAATCTATAAGACAATACAGAAGACATCCAATAATGCAGATAATATTACTTTAGCAATGACAAATTTAATAGGTCAACCATCAGGTACCACCTTGACATGGAACTCGCAAAATGACATAGTAGTATTAGTTAGCTGCGATAACTCAAAATGGTATATAGTTTCATATAATGGCGTAACATTTACATAAGAGGGGATTACCTTTGGATTCACAATATACAAATGAAGATTACGGGACCTTACAAGCAGCTTTAAACCAAGCGGCACAAGGTCAACAAGATGCTTTAGGTCGTGTACAGGTCAGGACAGATGCTACAGTTGGGGCTAATGTTGATTACTTTAAACAGCTCACAGACCAAGCTGCTAGTTTGCTCGCCCCATATCAAGCACTAGCCAAACAAAGCTCAGGGCTATATATGGATGCTTTAGGCATGAATGGTCAGGCTAAACAACAAGCTGCAATACCACAAGCTACACAAATATTTAATCAGCAAGGTATTAATGCTGCTCCATTATTACAATCTATTCCAGGTTGGGCCTATAATACTGCTGCTGGACAAGCATCTAACTTTATGGATTCTATATTTGGCGGCCCTGTTGCAGCTCCTGTACAACAACAAGCCCCTATGCAAGCTCCAGCACAACCTGGTAAATCACAAGCACAAAAACAACATGAAATGAATGTGGCCCTAGGAAGAGCATCTGGTCCATACGTGGGCCCAGAACAACGAGCTGCAGATGCTAATGCACAACAAACTGCTGCGCAACAATCACAATTAGATTCTTTATTCCAAAGGTATCAAGCACAGCAACAAGCTACACGGGCACCAGATCAATTTGCCGCTAAGCCTGCATTCCAAGCGTACCAAGCTCCAGTAGATCCTAAAGTAGCAGAAGCTAAAGCTGCTCAATTGGCAGGCTTGCAAACTAAGGAAAAAGATTATTTAGCCGCCATTAATGCAGAAAAGGCTAAAACAACAGATCCTCAGATGATACAGTCTTTAGACAGTCTTGCTAAAAACAATTCATGGACTCAGCAATTAGCTGATATGAAAATGCAAGAGCAAAATGCTGCCAGACCTGCTAACAATACACCTGCCCAACTAACGCCAGCTGAAATGGGTATGTTGGTGAAGTCAGGTAGAATTCCAGGAGCTCAGCAAGGCCCAGTAACATTAGGGCAACAGCAACAACAAGGTCAATTTGCACAACAACAGCAAGGACAAACCCAGCAGCAACAACAAGGCCAAGGCGGATTGTCTCAATATATCCAACAAGTACTTGGCAATATGTCTGCCGAAACCAATTCAAGACCTAATGCCGGACAAGAAGCTAATGATATATTATCCAAATTAATTGACCCAGCTACTGGGGCAGTAAATCAATGGATGAATTCTGATGTAGTTAGAAAGGTAATGGACGCTACTGTGGGTGCTGGTACTAATGCTGTACAAAATGCACAAGCAGCTAGAGGTATGTTAGATAGTGGTCAAACACTGGCAGAACTACAAAAGGTTGGAACTAATGCAGCCGGTCAGTATATTGTACCTTACGCTGGACAACTTGCTAATAATGTATTATCGACTGGTGCCAACTTGGCTAATAACAGATTAAGTAATTACTATAGCTTATTAGGTAAAGGTGTAGAGTTTGCCAATAATATGATTGGACAACAAGCTTCTATGACTCAAAACCTAACTAACCAATATTCAGGTATGGGCAATCAATTCTTAGGTAATCTACAAAGTCAAAGCAATGCTACTGCAAATAATCAAAATGCATTGATGCAAGGTGGTTTATCAAATATGCTTCAAGGTGGGCAACAAGCTGCCAATACTACTGCAAACATATACGGCAACCTCGGTAACAGTGTAGCAGGCCAAAATGTATATGGTAATGATATATATGGTACAGCTCAAATGAAATCAGCTGGGATTGAAGCAGATAGAGCAAATCAGAATGCTCAATTACAAGTGCTAATAGACCAACAAGATAGAAAAAATAAAGCTAATAACTTCGGAGCTATGTTTAATGGTGGTGGTTTAGCTTTAAGTCTTGGGGCAATGGCGTTAGGAGGATTATAATATGGCTATAGACTTTAATGCACTTAATGGTGGTGGACAATTACCAAGCTTTACATCAAATGTAATGGCTCAATTAGAACAAGAGAAAGCAAGAGCTCAGCAAATGGATATTGCTAGAATGCAGATTGCCGCACAAGGACCAAATCAAATAGACTTTGCTAGAGATGCTAGAGCTGCCCAAATGGATGCAGTTAAACTTGCTCGCGAGCAACAAGCAATGGG